TCGTTCATTTGTTCTCCAGTGCTGTGATTCGTGCTGTCAGGGCTGTGATGAGGGCTTGTTGTTCTTGGATGGCGGCTGTTAGCGTGGCGACCAAGAAGCTGGTGTCGATGCCTTGGTAGACAGGATTGCCTTCTTCATCAACTGCGTCTTTTGCACCTGTTACAGCGTGAGGGCATACTTCAGCCAATTCATGAGCAATGAAACCCTCGCCATCTTCATTGTCAATATTCCATTTATAAGTAACAGGCTTAAGCTGTGCAACTTTAGCCAATGCACCTGTCATGGGTGTGATTGTGTTTTTTAGTCTGTAATCAGATGAAGTGTTGTACGCAGTTGAACTGGTTGCGTTTGAGATAGAACCAATCGTTGTGCCTGTTCTTTGAAACAGAACAGTTGTCCATGAAGAAGCACCAGATGATTCATTAAATGCAGCAGCTTGGTTTGAAGCTCCAACAAAACTAACAGAAAATTTACCTTGAGCAACTTGTCCAGTTGTATTTAACAATAAATTACCGCTGGCATCTATACGCATTCGTTCTGTACCAGTACCAGTACCACCAACAGCAAATTGCATATTGCCAGCTAATTGCGCTATATAAAGCGCATTTGCATCAGAGACAATATTTGCTCGGGTTGTTGACCCTGTTTGCATCTGAATAGTTGCGCCAGAAGAGCCACTTATATTTAATTGAGTGTAGTTTGAAAATTGTTGAGTAATGCTTGATTGACCAATCCCCACATTACCAGAGGCATCAATAATGACTTTTACATCGGAGCTGTCCATATTTGGCAAAGCATTGCCAGCGGTGTAAGAAGCTGAACTACCGTGAAAACTTGTAACTCCGGGGCCAACCGCATTTAAACGCACAGCCGCATAACCAGTTTGCGTTGCGGCGGCTTTCCAAGAACCTGCGTAGTATGCGTTTGCCGAAATCATTGATTGGTTGCTTACAACCTGCTGAACAATGGTATTTGATCCAACTTGCAAGCCAACGCTGTTAGTAAATGCAACAGGAGTAACACCAATACCCACATTGCCACTTGCATCTTTGATCAAGCCTCCATTACCGACATTCAGCGTGTCAGTGGTTGCGTCACCCAGCGTTGTGTTTCCTGTGGTCGTCAGGTTGACAATGGTCTCTGTGCCTGTGTTGGTGAGTCCGGGGGTCGTGATGCCCGTTGTGCCGTCTAGCGTGATTGCCATGTTTTATGCTCCTTTGGATACTTAGCCTTTACCGCAAGACAAGCGGCAATGTACGCATCAATCTGCGCTTGGTCGCCTTTGACTACACCATCAAGATAATCAGTCATTTTGCCTCCAGTGCCGCTACTTTGGCTTGCAATTGGGCAATGATCTCAAGCAAGTTTGGTTCTGGTTGCTTTGCCGCCTGTTCTGCATCCCAAGCCGCTTTCTGCGCCAGAGCTTCTGCAACTTCTTCAGCGGTAAGTTCTATTTCAGTAACTTCACCTGTTTGGACATTAACTTCAATTTTGTGCATGACTTTTACTCGTAAAGAATGTTAATTGAACCAGCGTCAAAGGTGTCTGTGCCATTGGCTGTGGTGATGCGGACTCGGTCTAATGCACCGCCTAAAGCTATTCTTCCACTTGAAAAACTTACCTGATTAAATGATACTTGTGTTAATGTTCCAGACAATATCCATGTATTTGATGTTTGCAAAACAAGTTGTATTGATCCAGTAGCTTGAGATGCCGCGCCATTAACTCCTGTTAATAAACAGCCAGATGTTGAAGTTGCTGATCCAGTATTACTACTTCCACCAGCATAAAGACATAATGAAGTGTACCCGCTAGTAATAACTGAACCATTCCCTATTTGCATTAAAAGATTTGATGAGCCATTTGTAGATGTTAAATCAAATACCACAGTGACCCGCTTTACCCAAGACGGTATACCTGTAAAGTCAATCGAAGTGCCGGAAGTAGAGGCAACAGCAGTACCTGATGTAATTACACTGGACGCCATTGAACTTAGAACAGCACCAGAAATAGATGGTGAAGTTCCTAATACGTTTGCGCCAGAACCAGTAGAGGTTGTTACGCCTGTACCACCGTTTGCTACAGGAAGTGTTCCAGTGACATTTGACGCTAGATTTACAAACGTGGTTGATGTAGTTCCTGTACCGCCAGATGCCACAGGCAAGGCATTAGCCAGCGTGACAACTTGGGCAGAACTTATCGTTACCGCCGTTGTCCCCGCAGTTTGAAGCGCCAACACGCCGCTGGTGTCAGCAGTCTGGACTAGACCAGCACTGGTGCTGGCATTGATTGTTGTGGTCATGTTTGTTCCTCATCAGCAGGAAGTGGTTGGTTGCCCTCTGCAAGCCAAGCAAGGTAGGCTTGGTAGTCGGTGTTGGCAGGGTCGAATGGTATGAAAGTGTTGTCTGAACGCAAAATTCCATCATTCCTATCGCCAAGATATGTGTATATGGCTGGTTGAACAGTTATATCCACAGAAAAATTACCAAGTATTTTGTATGTATACATTTATAACTCCGCACTTGCTGTGTAATGAAGAAATGTATTGTTGTTTTGTGCGGTTGAACTTGGGGGGTTGTATGCCCCCATTACAAAGGCATTTGTTGATAAAGTATTTGCTAATGGAATTGTATAAAGTGTGGTCAAATTATCTGTCCATCCACCAGTGTTCAAATAAGCAGAAACTTTGCTTGCATTACCCGCACTATCATAATAAGCAAATGTGGGGGCAGCTCTCATTTGCACAGCAAACGATATTGAATTTAATCCCGCCCATACTCCATACAAGCCAATTGCGCCACCAACAATATTAAGTTTTGTAACTGATGCAGGAACAGTTTCTATTGCATAAGATTTTTGATAATAGCGTTGGCACAATTGTAACTCAGTCCCATAAGGTCTGTAATCAAAGCTAGTTGCTGTTGAGCCTTTTTCTAGCTGTACGCCTGTAATGTAGAAAGTTGCGCCATTTGTTCCGACTACTGATGTTGCGCCAGTGGCTGAAATATAGCCCGAAGCCGCCCATGCCCCAGCAGTTCCGCTATTTGTTGTCCCTACGCCGAGTCCAAAAATAACTGCCATTCCTTGAGTGTTGCCAGTTGCCCACGTTCCTGTTGTGTCGCCAGCAATCGTTACTGTTTTTTGTTCCCATGTGTTGGCAGATGAAATTGTGTATGTAAATGGGTAAGCTCTATTTGCAGCGCCATTTCTTAAAGCTCCGCCAAATGTTCCAGTCAAAGAACTACGCACCCAAAATGATATGGTTACAGTAGATGCGCCACTTGCACCAAAACCTAAATCAGCTACGTTAAAACCTTCTATAGGCTGTACAAAACAATAGTAATCCCCAGCGGCTAATGATGTTGCGGCAAGTGAAGTAATTTTTGCCGAATATGTAAAGCCTGATGGATAAACTGTTGAATCTCTCTGTACAGAAAATTTGCTTGCAGCAGAAATATAAACTTGCATCCTGTCAACTGTATATTGACCATCTGTTGTAGGCGTAACACTCGCCCCCGCATTCCTCTGGTCAATCACCATCGCACCATTGATGATGCGGTTCTTGAAGCCGTAGTAGCCAGTGCTTGTGCCTGTACCGCCATAAGCCTCGGCAACAGTACCAGAAGATATTGCGCTACCGCTTACGCCAGTAGAAGACGCTGTGGTCAACATAGTCCCGCTTGTGGCTGGCAAAGTCACAGTCACAGTACCCGCTACCGCAGGCGCTGATAACGTCACACTGCCGCTTGTATCTCCGTTTACAACAATACTTGACATATCTCTTCCTTATTGAACAACCCAGCGTGAGCCGCTGGCGATAGTTACTGTTTGGCCTGAAGCCACCGTCACGGGTCCAGCAGACATTCCTGAATACCCTGCCGCAATCGTGTAGCTTGTCGCAACGGTTTGGCTGTTCACCACAATACCATTGCCGGCAGTCAAGATCGATGAGGTGAACTCGCCAGTGCTTGGCTTGTACAGCAACTTGGCATTCGATGTGTAGATTGTTGTTGCCGATCCGCTCGTTGCATTTGCAAATGTGGGGTAAAGATTGCTTGCAGTGCTGGTGTCGTTTGACAGACTCGCACCGCCAACTGGATTCCATGCGGGAGACGAGCCGCTGTAACCTTCAAACTGGCTTGTCGTAGTGTTGTACCGCAACATGCCAGTTGCTGGGGAGCCGGGCTGTTGCGCTGTCGTTCCCTTGCTGATGGTCAAAGCACCAGTTGAGCTAAATGTTGAATCGGAAGTGGCCGTCAACACCGTCACATTAGAAGCGCCATACTGGTTGGCGATCTTCACAAAGTCAGAGCCATTCCATGCACATAGCGCCAATTCGTTGGCCACAATCGTCACGCCCGTGGTCGGACCTGCTCCTACCAACTTGATGGATTGCGTGCCGCCAGTCTTGTTGATGACAATGTACGCCTTGGATTGCGCTGGCGCAGTAATTGTTCGGGTAACCGATCCAGTGGCCGTCCAAAGGATAATGGCTTCTCGGGAGGTATTTGCTGCCCCCGTAGTGGTTGTCAGGGTTACATCCGCATCAGAACTGAGGGTTGTAGTGCCAGCAATTGCTGAATCGAGCAGCGAAGTAATGCTGTTGTTGACGGTGTCGCCCCAAGTGCCAGACAATTCTCCTGTGACCGGTAAAGCCAAGCCCAGAAGTGATGTGTATGCTGTCGTCATGTCGTTACCTCAAGTTACAACTTCTTCCCAGTCGGCGGTTTCCACATCAACGATGTCCGTCCAGTCGGGAGTCTGCGGGTTGTCGATATTTTGCCAGTTTGCGGCCTGCGTGTCATCAATATTTGACCAATTCGGTGATTGTGTGCTAAATATACCTGACCAATCAGCATTTTGACTGTCATCGATGTCCGCCCAGTACACCGCAATCAGGGTTCCTACCAGTCCAAGTCCTTGTACGCCTGTCAAAGCAGATGAGCGATTAAAGCCCATTGATCCCACTGAGGAAGCCACTGAATTGCCACTTAAGGCAATTGAGACCTCCTTGACAACGGTACCTACCTCACCGTTTGCCTGATTGCTGTTGAGCGGAACGATGACTCCGCCGGGGTAGCCAAAAGCTAAGTTGCCGGTCAGTTCAACGGAAGATGCGTATGTGATTGTGCCTACAGCGCCGCTGGCTTGCACGCCGGTGGTGAACACGCTCTTGTCGCCTGACACGGTGCCCACCTGACCAGCCGCCAATGCTCCTGTGAGCGCCACCGAAATCGAAGCGGTGGGGGTACCAGCAAAACCGCTGGCCAAATCGGTGGAAAGTGCGGGGCTGACAGCAGGACCAACCGAGCCAACAGCGCCTGCTGCCGCAACTCCCGTCAAAGCAATCGAAAGCGCAGAAGCTATAGTTCCAACTGAACCGTAGGCAACGTCCCCTGTTTCAGCAATGCTATTGTTGGCAACAACTGTTCCAGCAGAACCAGAAGCAGTTACACCCGTCAAGGCGACAGTTCGACCAACTACGACTGTGCCAGCAGAACCAGAAGCAACTACCCCGGTCAACGCAACAGAAAGCGTAGGAGCTACTGTGCCCGTGGAGCCGTAGGCAACATCCCCTGTTTCAGGAACTGAGCTATTGGCAACAACCGTGCCAGCAGAGCCTGATGCAACGGCTCCTGTCAGGGCGACATCTTTGCTGACAACAGCCGTGCCAACGGAGCCGGAAGCGGTCACCCCAGTCAGGGCGATCGTCAGGACTGGGCCTACCGTGCCGACAAGACCAGAAGCTGAATCGCCTGTCTCAGCATCCGTGTTGGATACACCAAGGGTTCCCACCGTGCCAGCGGCAGAAACCCCAGAAAGTGCGATCGTACGATCAGGCGAAAGCGTGCCGACGGAGCCGGTCGCCGAATTACCTGTTGGATATACCGTCCCTCCACCCCAAGGGCCGCTACTCCACGTACCGTCGCCCCATCCGAGAGACATGAGCTACCTTTAGGTAGTGGCCAAGCGCAACAACGCAGTGGACGTTGTATTGGAAGGCATTGTCAGTGTGAAAGTGCCTGCTGTAATGGTCTGAGAACCAAAGGTGTGAACACTCACAGCCTTGTTGCTCTGTGTCGAGTTGTAGATCAACACACAATCAAACGCCGTGGTCAATGTCACCGATGTGTATGTGATTGAACCTGATGGAGTCCAGTAGCCAACACCTGCTGTGGCAGAAGAGTTGGCTGAGGTTGGAGCGGTCGCATTGGTCACTGTTACACCGCCAGCAGAATAGCCTGCTCCCGACACTTCACCGGTAGCGGTGTAAGCTGTGGTTGCTGCATTGATGGTCGCAGAGGCCAAATACAACGCGGCTTTAAATGTGTCCGCAGTACCAGCAGCGCGAATGGGCGCAGTGCCAAAATTGTGTGTTGCTGTGAGTACTTCGCCCAAAAACGAAGTGCACATGGATTGGGTATTTGCCACTTTGGTTCTCCTTTAGCCGATGGAAGCTGCTTCACCGCCAATCGGCGGCATTTTTTTCAAAGTCACATGTGCAGAACGGTGGACAAGTTCTCCGTCCAGCCAGTATTCCACCCAAGTGGTCAGTTCGTTGTCATTGTCGACGGTTCCTTCTCGCTTTTCAAGCAAAGAATCGTCCATTTCGCCTTTTGTTGTCGTTACCAGCATCGTTTTCTCCTTAAATGATCCGAATTACAGCGGTCTCCGGATTATCCGCTGGTAACTGAATGGTGAAACCTTGATTGGTCATCGATTGATCTGTGCCGAAATTGAATACACCAATCGATTTGTTGCCCTTGGTATAGTTGTAGATCAAGGCACCACGGGTTGTGAAGTTTGCGCCCGGCCATGAGGGATTGTCAAAAGTGGCATATCCCGTGCCATTGCCCTGCTGAACAATCACGTTCAACAGTACTTGGCCCCCTGCGGTATATCCCGTGCCAGATACCTCATTAGTGGCGGAATAAATAGTTGTATCCGGGCCCAGATTGGCACTGGATGTGTACAAAGCAACCTTGATTACGTCGTTGACGAGATCGTGCACGCCCAGAAGCACTTGTTCTTTGAAACTGGTGGTGAGTCCTGCTGTGATCATTACTGCACCCTAACCTTGACTTGGCCATCACGGTATGTGTCAGCACGTTGTTTGCCATCTCCCAAGTTCTTCAAGAGCGCCATCGCCTCTTTGTACTTGGCATCGTAAACGGCCATCATGTCCTGCTCGCCCTTCATGAAAGTGTATGCCTCAACCAGTGAGCCATACAGCAGAGCTGAATCAAAGTTGTCGCCCAGCCAAGAGGTTCCGGCATCGACAATGGATTCTGGGTAATAGTAGTAATGCAGTTCGGCCTTGTAGGTCTGATCGGGCGTGGGACCGAGAATGAACGACAACTCGTTCACATCATTCGATTGTGGGCCAAAAATGGCATAGTACTTTGGCTCGGCTTTGCTGTTGGGGTTGGGATAGACCTCACGGATGAAGTTGACATCCTTGTCCAACAAGTACAAATAATCGCCCTGAAAGACGATCGAGCCTGAAACAGTGCTGCTGTTGGCTACCGACAAAGTGATCGTGGTGCCGTTAATCAATGTGACAAGCGCCCCAGTTCCAATACCTGAGCCCGAAACCCTCTGATTGACAGCAATGTCCGAAGCACTGCTGACATTGATGGTGTACTGACCTGATGTGCCAGTGGCTGTTGGGTTGGCGTAGGTGTACACGGCCAAGGAATAGGCCGACAAGAAATCGCTTGGGGCGGACAAATACTTATTGCCTGATGTGATCGTTCCGGTCTGGTTGCGGCGCAGGTTGGCCAACTGCACCATGTTGTAGATGCGCTGTTCCGCCTGTTTGACAAAAATAGAAAGCTCTGTCGCCGTGAACGTGTTCTCGGTGTAGTCCGCAATCGCAGCAGTGAGTTGAGCGTAGTTCATGTGATTGACGTGGTTACAGGTGACAGCACTCCCGCTGCCACCAATTGCTTGGAGTACGGCATCGGCTGCATGCCAATGCTCGCAAATGAAGAGTCCGCCGTCAAGCCTACATACACCGTGACATACAACCTTGATTCAGGGCGAGGCTGGTACAAAGCCTGTGGCTCGGTGATGTTGCGCTTAGGCTCCAACTGTGGATGCTTTGGTTCGTAGCATTCCTCACAGACTTTGAAGCCTTTCCAGTCCTTGATCAGCTCAAGCAGCTTGTACCGCTGACCACACTGGTCACACAGCGCAATTGCAAACTTGCCTGAAGCGTAGCCTGCACCCATGCTTATCTACCCGTATAGGTTGGTGTCAAAAAGACGCTGGCTGTGTCTCGGTCTTCGGCTGCCGCCCGAGCAAATTCTTCCTCATACAACTGCTTCAAAGCAATCATGCGATCCGGTGCCTTCTTGACTGACAGATGGAATGCCAGCGCGGCAACCAGAGCAGGCAAGAAACGGAAGACGATATCAGCCGTCTCCGTGTAAGTGTTTGCGTTTTCAATCCGTCTGATGGCGTAATACACGAACGTCCACGTCTGTGTATCGTCAGGGGAAGGGTACAGGTACACCGTGGTTGGAACAGACCGCTGTACGTAATATTGAGCGGGTCTGGACTGGGTGTTTTTGTTTGGGATATGCAGCCACTCTGCGCGGCTGATGCGGTCAATGGTGATGTCCTGCTGTGTAGACAGGCCCGCATTCGTGCGAATCACCGCTGACAGGGCATTGATGGTGTCGCTGGGCAGGTTGTATTCATACACCCCCGCCGTCAGCACCTGCTGGCGCTGCTCAATCGTCCAAAGGTTCAATCCGCGATTGGCCCATTCAGCAAAAATGATATTCAACGACCGCAAGGCCGTTTTCATGTCGTAGCCAGCCCTGACCTCTATGCCGCAGCGTTCGTACGCCTCGGCAATCAGATCATCAAACTGAAGATCAAAGTTGGCTACGCCTGAAGTGGTCATGGATTAGCAAATTTTGGCTGTACGAGCACGCGCAGCGCCAACGCCACGCACTTGAACTTCTTGAGAGCCACCGCCACCAATTTTGCCGCCTTTGGAATAGCCGCGTTGGGCAATACCTTGGCCACGCATTGCTGCTCCGCCCTTTTTGTAGCCCTGAGCTTTGTCCATCATCATGTCCTTTTTAGAGCCTTCTTTCACGCCCTTTTTCTCGACATCCTTGCTGGACATTTCAAATTTTTTCATCTTTGAAGACATTTTTGCCATGGTATCACCACCTTTTTGAAACTTTTTTCCCTTGCTGGCCTGACTGAAATCCATCGCCACAGACTGTGGGATGCCTACTTTCTTTGCAAATGCCGGATTGTGCGCTGCGGCATCCATCAAGCGTTTTTGTTTGGCGGATTTTGCTGGCATTATTTGTCTCCGCGAATCAGTTGATCAATTTTTGCTTCTAGTCTGTTAAATCTTTGATCAATGTGATCTGTAATTCTTTGAACTTCAGCATTAGTGGCGTAATCCCGTGCCAATTCTTCACGTGTTTTATTTAACAATATTTCTAACCGACGAATATCATTAAACTTTTCTTTGATTACAAAGCTTAAAATTCCCGTGACAATAGACAGGCCTGCCGACCATAATGTATTAATGTCCATTTAACACTTCCATTTCCGAAGGCTTTTATTGATCCGGCTGTCCGGGTCTTTTGCCGTCTTCTCGCTTGTCAGTTTGCTTTTCATGCCCTCCATGCGGGCACAAAACGATTTCTTTCTTGCCCCGCCTTCTGGCTGAGGAGGCTTCAGGTTCATGCCCTGTTTCTTGGCAGAAGCCCGACCCTTGGCATTTAAACCACCGGTCGGGCTCTTACCCTCAGCCCTTTGCCAAGCAGGTGTTTTGGCCATTTCAGTACATCTTGCACTTGGTTTTGCCGCGAACAGCAATGCCATCGCCACGGCCTGAGGAGACAGAGCCGCCTTTTTTGAAGGCTCGGCCAACTGCTTGACCCATCCGTTGCTGTACGTCAGCAGCATCTTGTACTGCCTTGGAAATGCCGGGATTGCCCATACTGGCGCTTCCGGGGGCCTGTGATTGAGTGGCGCTAACTACCCTTGCAATAGGGCCGCCTGTAGGAGAAGGGCGGGCGCTTCCTCGCAACCCTACCGCTCTACCGACTGTCTTTTGAAGAAAACGTCCGAGTCCCATGGTCTTCCCCCTAGTACATCTTGCAAGGTTTGTTGCGAGCTTCGCCCACACCGCGTGGAGAGAATGAGCTAGAGGGCTTGGGGCCACTCTTACGGGGAGTCTGTTTGGGACCACCCTTGCTCATGTCCTGCTTGTTGGCACCGGGCTGCACTTCACCTTGGTACTGATCATCTGCCATTTTTGCTGCACGTCCCATGATGGGCTCCTTATCCGTAGAAGAACGTAACAGAGGTCACGTTCGTTAGGGTTAAATATGGATCGGCTTGAAATACAACCCCATCGCTGGGAATCAAAATCATCATTGATCCCGTGCCAGTGGTATTGGCAGGAGTGTCGATTTTGATCAGTTCCGTTCCACTGGTGCCGCCATCTTTGAAAGAAACGGAACCTGCAATGGCTCCGTTCACAATGTAGACGGATTTGACACGGGCGCGAGGCGTACCGATGCCGGAGGCACCGGTTGCCGTCATGTTTTTCGACTTAACGTCATATTGAAAGCCCATATCGGCCCCCTATCAGGAATCGGCAAACGGTGTAGCCACAACTCCAGTGCCCAAAACCACGCCAGTGACCAAGTATTTCAACGCGGCCAATGCACGGATTTCAATCCATGTACCTGCAACGCCGCCGGTGGTGGTGCCGTTCAAGTTGATGAAGTCATTGCTGGAAGCAGCAGTGAAACCAACCATTGCGCCGCTGGAGTCTGTATCCACAGACAGCAAGGAGCCAATGTATTTGTCAGTGCCATCGGTACCAATCTTCAATGAGCTGGTAGAAATGGTTGTTGGAACCCAAACGGTGTACAACACGCCAATGTTGCTGGTGGTGTTGTAGTCACGACCGGGGCCGGAGCTGACACCGTCTGATACTGCCACAATGGTGGGCAGAGTGATAGTCAAAGCGGATGCCAAAGAACCGCCAACAGTCAAAATGCGACCGCCGTGGTCAACAGGATTCAATGTGGTGTTTGCAGTGATTGCAACAACAGCGCCGGGGCCTTGTTGATACATACCGCCCATGGATCGGACGGGACCGCTGAATGTAGTGCGTGCCATGTTTTTTCCTTACATGCAAGTTGTAGTGTATCTGTCTGCATGTCGTCAGCCGGGACTGTCAGATACACCGGAAAACCCGGGATGTGGTTAATATACATGTTTTATGGGGAATGTCAACATGCCATACAAAGATCCGTTAAAAAAGAAAAATAAACAGCGAGAGTACTCCAAAAAACACTATAAGAAAAATTTAGAAAAGATCAAGGCTACGACCAGAAAACGAAGCCAAGAGCTAAAAGAAGACTGGAAACAGTTCAAATCCACTTTGTCTTGTCTTGAGTGCGGTATATATCACCCCGCTATTTTAGATTTTCACCACATAGATCCCGAAATGAAAACCGCCAGTGTGCATTCGCTAGTGCAATCCGGTCGGTATAAAAAAGCAATGGAAGAGGTAGAGCAGTGTGTAGTTTTGTGTTCTAACTGTCACAGGGTTTACCACTATAATGAGCATAAAAAAGAAAAAGAAAAAGGGGCCGAAGCCCCCTAGTGTTCGCTATTTGCAAATAGCAATTACTCGTCAATTTTAGTAATGACGTATGT